AAATCTCTTGACCTTGTAATAAAACTGTTATATACTAGTGGCTCACTAGGAGACTTCTATGATTATTGGCGTATGCGGTTTTATTGGTTCTGGCAAAGATACTATTGCCGATTACTTAACTAACTTCCATGAATTCCGACGAGAATCATTCGCCAATACCCTTAAAGATGCCGTAGCTAACGTGTTTGGTTGGGACAGAACAATGTTAGAAGGTCGTACAAAACAAGCTCGTGAATGGCGCGAACAAGTAGATCCGTGGTGGGCAGAACGTTTGAACATGCCTAATTTGACTCCTCGTTGGGTGCTACAATATTGGGGCACTGAAGTTTGCCGAAGAGGATTCCATGATGATATTTGGATTGCAAGTCTAGAAAATAAACTCCGCAACAGTCGAGATGATGTAGTAATATCAGATTGTCGTTTTCCTAACGAAATTAAGTCAATTAAAGACGCAGGCGGAATTGTAGTACGTGTTGTCCGTGGCGAAGAACCTGAATGGTACGAAGATGCTATCAATGCTAACCGAGGAGAAAACGGTAATTTTTCATGGTCTACAAGCCGTAGCAGACTTGAAAAACTAGGCATCCATGCTAGTGAAACAGCATGGGTAGGAACTAAGTTTGACGCTGTGCTAGATAACAATGGCAGTATTGACGACCTGTTTGCCCAAGTTAGAGGTCTGGTACAAGATCACCTTGCTTCCACTTCACACCCTCACGGTGAAGCAGTCTTTGACAATTTGAACATACCGTCTTGAGATTAGTGTGTCGGCAGTTGTTTAGATCGCCGTCCACATGAAACACATTAAACACCTCTGAGTAAAGGCTTTTAAACCCACACTTATCGCAGGTGTTTTTCATTTTATAGCCAGCACGATGCCATCGTGCAATTCCAGCATATTTGCCACCTTTAAGGCAAGCCTCACATAATTTTCTATAGTAGGTTCTACCGTTTTTAACATAGTTAACGGCAGCTGGTCTATATCCACACGAACATAATGGTCTCATATTTTATTTAAGCCTTTTCCGTCCCTTTTTCAGAGTGTATTACAAGTATAAAAAGCCAAAAAGCACTAAATACAATTAGGAATAGTATTCACGGAGATTACAACATGGCCCAATTAAGTTCACCAGGCGTAAGCGTATCAGTTATAGACGAAAGTTTCTATACTAGTGCAGCTCCTGGAACAACCCCTTTAATTATCGTCGCATCTGAACAAGACAAAGCAAATGGTTCAGGCACTGGCACAGCACAAGGTACTACACAAGCAAATGCTGGAAAAGTATATTTGCTAACAAGTCAAAAAGACTTGGCAGATACATTTGGTACCCCTGTCTTTAAAACTGATGCAAACAACAACCCAATACACGCTGGAGAGCAAAACGAATATGGCCTCCAAACAGCTTACAGTTATTTAGGTGTAAGTAATCGTGCGTATGTAGTACGTGCAGATCTTGACTTAGCACAGTTAGAAGCAACATCAGTTGCACCAACTGGTGATCCTGAAAACGGAACGTATTGGTTTGATTCATCGAGCACTAAGTTTGGTATTTTTCAATGGAACGGCGGATTAGCAACTACTACAAGTGGACAAACATTTGGAAATAAAATACCAACTGTAATTACAGATTCAGCACAAGTAGAATCAGGTGCGCCTAAAGCAAATATTGGACAATCTGGCGATTATGCAGTAGTAGCAACTAGCCAAGTTTATTCATTATGGTTTAAAAAATCAAAAACAGATACAGATAGCGGAACATGGGTAAAAGTAGGAAGCGAAGCATGGTCAGCAAGTTGGCCTACTGTGCAAGGTACTGCAGCAAATCCAACACTAGCATCCGGTGATTCTATCATAATCAACGGAACAACTGTTACAGGTCATATCAATATAGATACACTAGTAGCAGACATTAATGCAGGGGTTGACGGTGATCCTGATGCTGATAATAATTCAGCTATCATTCCAGGTGTTACAGCCGCAGTTATTAATGGTAGATTAGAATTATACTCAACTGGCGATGATGTTATTGTATCAGGTACATTGTGTGCAGCACTAGGTGTTGTAGCTGGAACTTACAAAGCACCAGCATTACAAATTAGCGCACATACTAGCGTACCACAGTGGAAGCGTACTTTAACTACATATAACAATAACAGTGCAACTGGTTCTGTATGGATCAAAACAACTGAACCTAATTTAGGTTCTCGTTGGAGAGTTAAAGTTTATAATTCAACAACTAAAGCCTGGGAGGAAAAAACAGCACCGTTGTATCCAAATTCAGCGGCTGCATTGAAAGGATTAGACACAGCAGGCGGCGGCATTAACCTAGCTCAAGGCGCATTGTACGTAAAATATAACTTAGAAGAAAGCGAAACAAGACCAATCGCTGATTTTAGAATTCAAACTAGAAAAGTATCCGGCGCAACAAGAATCACATCTAGCTCAACATTTACTGCGGTTAGTGTAGGAAACAATGGAAAAATTGTTACAATTGGTGAGTCAGTTAAAGGACAATCATTTTCAACATTAGATTTTGACGGAGACCCAATTAGTTTCACTGTTGCACAAAACGATACTGTTAATGAAATTATTACAAAGTTGTTAAATGCAGTACAACAAAATTCTACAATCCCTTCAGGTCTTACAAGAGTTGCATACACAACAAGAATTACAGCAGAAAACGTTGAAGGCCGCTTAGTTCTTAAGCATTTAGATGGCGGCGAAATATACTTACAAGATTCTAACGGAACTGTAGTTGCTGACTTATTTGGCCCAGTGTGGAACGGTTTAACTGGTACTTTAAACTTCTATGACTGGCCAAACCAAGGCTCGGCCGGTGATAAATTTGTAGCCAGCAATTGGACTCCATTTAATGCTATAACAGCAAGTGCCGATGCTCCAACAACAGAGCCAGTTGCAGAGCAGTTATGGTACAGTTCAATGGTCGACGAAGTAGACATTATGGTTCACAATGGCACTACATGGGTTGGCTATCGTTCATTATACCCAAGTACAGATCCTATGGGTCCTATTGTAAGAGCTACTCGCCCAGTTAATGGCGACCGTTCAGACGGTGCTAATCTTGCTGACCGAGATTTATGGATTGACACTAGTGACTTAGAAAACTATCCAACAATTTACAAGTGGATTGACAGCACTAAAAAATGGGTACTAATTGACACAGCAGATCAAACAACTGAAGACGGAATTATTTTTGCAGATGCACGTTGGGCAGCTTCTGGTGATGCAGTTGATCCTGCAAGCATCGAAACATTGCTAACAAGTGATTTCTTAGACCCAGATGCTCCAGATCCTGATTTGTATCCACAAGGTATGTTGTTGTGGAATTTACGTCGTTCAGGGTTTAACGTAAAACGTTTTGTACGTGACTACATTGATTTAAATGCAGACAACACTAGATACAACGATGAAGCAATGGGCGGTGACGGCATTGTAGATCCGTATTATCCACATCGTTGGGTTACTGAGTCTGGAAATCAAGTTAATGGCGCTGGAACATTTGGCCGCAAAGCTCAACGTAAAGTTGTTATTCAAGCACTACAAGCATTAGTAAATAGTAATCAAGAAATGCGTGATGAAGAATCGCGTGTGTTTAACTTAATTGCTTGTCCAGGATATCCAGAGCTAATTGGAGAAATGATTAATTTAAACTACGATCGCGGATTAACATCTTTTGTAGTTGGTGATACTCCAGCTCGTTTAACACCAGATGCTACTACATTGAATAACTGGGGTAAAAACGTTGCAGGCGCAGTAGAAGATAACGATGACGGCTTAGTAAGCAGTGACGAATACTTTGGTGTATTTTATCCATGGGGTTACACAAGTGACAACATTGGAAACAACATCGTTGTTCCACCAAGCCATATGATTTTACGCACTATTGCATTAAATGACCAAGTTAGTTATCCATGGTTCGCTCCAGCTGGAACACGCCGTGGTGGTATTACTAATGCATCAGCAGTTGGATATATTACTAGCGAAGGCGAATTCCAGTCAGTATCATTGAATACTGGACAGCGCGATACACTTGCTGATAGTAAGATTAATCCAATTACATTCATTACAGGAACAGGACTTGTTAACTACGGACAATATACTCGTGCTAGAAACGCTAGTGCATTGGATCGTATTAATGTAGCTCGTTTAGTAATTTATCTACGTCGTCAATTTTCACTATTGGCAAAACCATATGTGTTTGAACCAAATGACAAGATTACACGAGACGAGTTAAAAGGTGCAGCAGAAAGTCTATTGCTCGAGTTAGTAGGACAACGTGCTCTATACGACTACATTGTAGTTTGTGATACAAGCAACAATACTCCAGCACGTATTGACAGAAACGAACTATATCTAGACGTTGCGATTGAACCAGTTAAAGCAGTTGAATTTATTTACATTCCACTACGCTTGAAGAACACTGGCGAAATCAAAGGCCTAGCATAATAATAACGGAGCATACAAAATGGCAATCGCAAGTTTATCAAAATTCACAGTACCTTTAGCAACTGATCAATCAGCTAGTGCTCAAGGTATGTTGATGCCCAAGTTAAAATATCGCTTTAGAGTGATGTTTGAAAACTTTGGCACATCAACACCAACAACAGAATTAACCAAGCAAGTTCAAGATGCAGCTCGCCCGCAAGTTACTTTTGAAAACCAGAAAATTATGGTTTACAACTCAACAATTAACTATGCAGGCCGTCCAGCATGGAGTGAAATGGTTGTTAAGTTACGTGATGACGTAACAGGACAAGTTTCAAAACTAGTTGGTGAACAAATGCAAAAACAATTCGACTTCTTTGAACAAAGTAGTGCAGCGTCAGGCGGCGACTACAAGTTTTTAATGCGTATTGAAATGCTAGACGGTGGTAACGGTGCAAGTACTCCTAATATTCTTGAAACATGGGAATGTTATGGTTGCTATGTGCGTCAAACACAATACAACCAACTTTCTTACGGTAACCAAGAAATGTTGACTATTGACTTGACAATTCAACCAGATAATTGCATACAAATCACAGGCGGAGCAGAAGCTCCAACTTCGAGACGTACTGGAACAGCAGCAACAGCTTCTGGTTCAAGATAATAAAATTGGCCTACTTAGTGGGCCTTTTTTATGGGCAATCATTAACTACTCAGTTAATAGTTACGGATAAATATTTGTATGGCCTTTACACCTAATTCATTTTTATACAGTCCAAGCAACGTAACGTTGAAAGATTACGCACACGCTGCTCGTGTGTTTACGGACGATCAATTTAGACTTGCTCCTAAAAGTAAGTTTTTATTCCATGTAGCATTTAATATAAATCAATCAGCTTTAAAAAATATTGATATTGCACAACGATATAGAAATGAAATTAATGTACTTGTTAAAACTTGCGATTTACCTCAATACAAAGTAACAGTTGATACACTCAATCAATACAACAGAAAAAAGAATATACAAACAACTCATAAGTATGAAGCGTTAAATATCACATTCCATGACGATAATATGGGTTTGATTAATCAGTTATGGCAAAATTATTATAGTTACTATTATGCAGATTCTACCAGCGCATTGAATCCAAGCGCATACAAAAGAAATGCAACAAGAAATAGTAATTATATTACGAACCCTTATGGTTTAGATAACGGTAGTACTACTCCATTTTTTAATTATATTACAATCTATCAAATGGCTCGTCATGAGTATGTTAGTTATACGTTATTAAACCCTGTTATTAATTCGTTTAATCATAACAAGTTAGATTATGGGAATGGAAATACTCCACACGATTTTAGTATGGGTATTGCATACGAAGCAGTAGCATACGGCAACGGAGAAGTAACAGTGGGAGATCCAGAAGGCTTTGGATTTGAACATTACGACCAAACTCCAAGTTCGTTACAACCTGGTGATGGCTCAAGACAAGAAAGTCCAACATTTACCAACGGCTCTTCATTAAATGTGCAAGAAGTAGTTAACACAGTAGCAGCTCAACTTAATACATATCAAAATACAAAAGAAAATCAAAATACTGGATCGAGCAAATCATTGTCTACCACGCAGACACAACAAAATGGAGGATTGCAAGGATTTCAGTTCCCGGTGGCTAAATCTTCATCAAGTAACACAGTAGTAGCAACTCAATCGTCAGTAGGAAAATAACATGGCAACAAATTTACCCCCACAAACACCAAATAATTCAAGCCAGGAAGTTAAACAATTTTTTGACAAGTATTATATTAATCAGATAAGTTTTCCATCAAGCCAAATTGATGCAGTTGTAGGATTCTTTTTACAGAACGGATTTGATGTAGAAAGTGCTCGAAGTACTGGTATAGTATTGTTGAATCAAGCTCGTGAAGATAATGTTAATGTATTTGAATTAATAGACACATTAAAAACATTATCAGATGTTCAACTTAGCCAAGTGGTTGCACAAATCTTAAACGCTTACAGAGAAAAGGTAAGTGTACTTGGTTATCGTGTAACTGGAATTGTTGACGAATACGAAAGTAGAAACATTCTAGTATAATATGGCTACCAAATTTGCTCGTGGAAAATTCAACTTAACTCAACCAGAAAAGTACGTAGGAACAAAAATGCCTACATACAGATCTAGTTGGGAGTTTCAATTCATGAGATTTTGTGACACTAACATTAGCATACAAAAATGGGCAAGTGAAGCTATACAAATCCCCTACAAAGATCCGCTAACTGGTAGACAAACAGTTTATGTACCAGATTTTTTTATACAATACGTTGATAAAAATAATACAATGCATGTAGAACTAATAGAAGTCAAGCCCGCAAGTCAGACAATTTTAGAACGTGTGGGCAAGAACAAATATAATAAAGCGCAATATGTTAAAAATCAAGCTAAATGGGCTGCTGCAAATATTTGGTGCAAACAGCAAGGAATTAAGTTTAGAATACTTAATGAAAATGATATGTTCCACCAGGGCAATGCATAAGTAAAGTATGACTAAAAAACTTGAAGAACTATTAAACCTTCCTGAGAGTAAAAAAATCATCAAGGACGAGGAAAAGAAACAAGCTAAAGCTGAGATGGCTAAATCACAGCCCCTTCTTCGCGATATCAGCGAATTTGACAAAATTTCTGCTGCCTTGCCCCAAGTTAAAGGATTAGGCGATGCTAGCGATACTGAATTTGATGCGCTAGCCCAACGTGCTACGGATGCATACGATGATTTAATGGATTTAGGAATGAACGTAGAAGCTCGCTACAGCGGTCGTATTTTCGAAGTAGCAGGAACAATGCTTAAAAATGCTATTGATGCAAAAGCCGCCAAAATAGACAAAAAACTCAAGATGATTGAGCTACAGATTAAGAAGCAAAAGCTAGACAACGATGCAAATGGTGAAGATAACAGCATAAATCTTACAGGAGACGGAGTGATTATTACAGATCGCAATAGTCTACTGGAAAAATTAAAGAATATGAAATAAATATAGTATCGGGATTAAACTATGAAATCATTTAAAGAATACTTAACAGAAAGCAAGAAAGTTTACGAATTTAAAATTAAACTAGCCGGCGATCATAAAAAAGCAGGAGAGCTGATCAAGTCAGCTTTATCACAATATAAGGTTGAAAGTTGCTCAGCAGGTAAGCGTTTACCTATTGCAGAAACACACGCAGATTTCCCGCATATTACAAATACAGATGTTACAATTTTTGATGTCTGCACTAGTTACCCAGTAACTAGTCAACAAGTTAGAGCGTTGATTGCAGAAAAGTGCCGTTGCCCGTTAGACAGTGTTAAGGTGCGTAATTTAGCTGAAGATGCTGAAGATACTCTTAATCATGCAAATGATGAAAAATCTGGCGAGGCATTATTAAGCAAAGATTACGAAGCAGATTCAGAGGGACAAAAGCTAGTTGGTGAAAAACAAAAGTTTAATCTACTAAAAGAGTTAATGAAAGACAAAAAAACTCTTGAACAGTACAAAGGTGTTAATGATGCAATACTAGCATCAAAAATGCCAACTGAATCGGCACCAGCAGATTCATCAAACATTAATACAAAAAGCCCTGTTGGAAGTGTTAAGGCTAAGAAACCAACAGCAAAAACTGTCGGAGCAAGATAAATGAACTTCCAAGAATTATACAATAAAATTAGACAACTAGACGAAACATCTCCAGAGATGATTCCTCCTGCCGCAGTTACATCGCCCGACGATGAGATGCTAGCAACAGAATGTGGTGGCATGATGTCTCCACAAATGTCTGCACCTAAACAAAGTGATTCTGTAACAATGAATGTTAGTATGAATGGCAGTGGCGCAGGTGGCATTAAAGATTTATTAGATATACTACGAAATATTGAAAATGCAAGCGGACAAGATACCGATGATGTATTAGTTGGTGTTGAAGCGGAAGAAGCATTTAGCGATGCAACAACTAGACCAGATCCAACAATGGTTCCAACACCGGACAGCGGTGATGACTTACATCGCGAAAAAGAAGAATATCCAAAAGCCAACGGCGGCGGTAACCCAATGCGTATGCGCGAAACATTAGTTTCTAAGTTGTCAGCAAGATATAACGAAATTAAAGGAGCGTAATATGAACGCAGAACAATACCGTGCCCTAGTTGCAAAATTAGAAGCAATCAATGAAGCACCCGTAGCCGCATTTAATCAAAATGCAGGCGCCACACCAGATGCATCTGCGCCTGTAGGTTCGGTTGCAGCCGATCCAGCTGTAGCACCAACAGAAACACCAGCACCAACACCAACACCTGCCACAGATCCAAATCAAATCCCAACAATTGAAGCCGCAACCTTTAGTCAAGCATACGCTCAGGCTAGAAAGCAAGGTTTAAAGAAATTTAAATGGTGTGGTGTTTATGCTGTTAAAGATAAAGTTAACCCACAGCCAGTTCCACCGAAGCCAGTTAAACCAGCACAAGGAAAAGTTGACTACGTTGGACAAGCTGATCCACTAGGTGGCGATGCACAAAACCCAATGAGTTTCGCATCTAATAGTAATTTTGGCGCATAAGATTTCGTCAGCAGTATCAAAAGGGCTCTTCGGAGCCCTTTTTTTGTGTAAATAAAGTTATGGCAAAATCACTAGACGGCGTCTTAACTAAAAAAGCGCAC